CTGGTCTGACCTTCGAAGTGTCGGTCTACCGCCAGTACCGCCAGGTGAAGTTCGAGATCGCGCTGGCATGGGGCGTCTCGGTTATCAAGCCTGAGCACGTCACTCTGCTGCTGGGCTAATCAGCCGCAATAGGACGCCGGGGCGAAGCTGCTCCGGCGTTTTCCCACCTGATTGAAGGGCAGTCATGGAAATCACCCAGAACACAGAACAGGCCGCCAAGTCGGCCAAGGTCAAGACCGTGCGCATGGTGCGCAGCGAAGAGGATGCCAAGGGCGGCCCGGTCAAAGCCGACGTGCATCCCGCTGAGGTCGACAACTACCGCGCCGGCGGCTGGAGCGAAGAATAATGGCGCTGGTCACCGAAGACGGCACCGGGCGCGCTGACGCTGAAAGCTATATCTCGGTGGCCGATGCAACTGCCTATCACGCTGCGCGGGGCAATGCTGCCTGGGCGGCCGTAGCCAGCGACGAGGTGCGCGAGCAGCTGCTGCGCCGCGCGACGGACTTCATGGAACAGAACTACCGGGAGCGCTGGGCTGGCTTTCGTGTTACGACTACGCAGGCGCTGTCCTGGCCGCGCTACGAGGTGCCTATCAAGGACGCCCCGGGCAGCTATGCCAGCCTGCCGAGCTACTATCCGGCCGATAAGGTGCCTGCGCTGATCGGCCAGGCCTGCGCCGTGCTGGCGCTGATGGCGATCGCTGGCGATCTCTCCACGAACCCGGAAGTCGCAGTCAAGCGCAAGAAGGTCGGCCCCATCGATGTGGAGTACTTCGAGCCGACAATGCCGGCGCGCACGATGCGCCCCATCGTCGAGATGCTGCGGCCGTTCTTCGCCGGCAGTGGGATGAACATTCAACTGATGCGGGCCTGACATGGCATTCGACTACGCAGACTTGGCGCTGACCGCCGACGAGCGGCTGCGCGAGTTCGGCGCGCCGGCCACGCTGACCCGGCCGGCTGACGGCACTTACAACCCGGCCACAGGCACCACTTCACAGCCGGAGCCCATCGTGACATCGCTGATCGCGGTGGTGTTTGACTACGAGCAGAAGTTCATCGACGGGACGCTGATTCGCACCGGGGACAAGAACGCTTTCCTGTCGGCGGTTGGCGTAGATCTTCCGCTGCAGGGTGACGTGATGAATTGGCAGGGCACCGAATACAAGGTGATCGCCTGCACGCCCTTGGCCCCGGCCGGCATCAACCTGCTGTACGAACTGCAATTACGGAGCGCCTGATGAAGCCCAAGAAGCACCCTTCAAACAACCGGACATTCGTCCCGCCGGCAAACTGGGACGACCGCGGCGGCCAGTTGGAACTGCCTGTCATGGATGCGACCCAGGGCAAGATCTACGGCGTCGACGTCTTCGTCACTTGGTGGAAGCCCACCGAGGAAGAGCTGGCCTGCCTGCTCCGCGGCGGGGAAGTGCAGCTCACCTGCATAGGCGGCCAGCCTGCGCTCAACATCAGCGCCGTGGGCAGCGCTGATGGGCACCCCGGCATCATGCTGTTGAACTGACATGGCTGGCTGGAGCATCCCGCTCGACAAGCTGGCCGAAAAGGTCCAAGGCGACCTCGAGACAGTGGCGCGGAAGGCAACGCTGGAGCTGTTCACCGCAGTTGTGCGAATGAGTCCGGTCGACACCGGAAGATTCCGCGCCAACTGGAACGTCAGCCAGGGTGCGCCGGATACCGCGGTCACCGAAAGCACCGACAAGGGTAGGGCGCAGACGGAAGTCAATAAGGTCCAGACCCTTCCAATCGGCGGCGTGACATATCTGTCGAACTCACTACCGTATGCAGTGGTACTGGAGTATGGCCAGTATCCGAACCCGCCAAAGATGGGCAGCAAGAAGCGCGGCGAGGCCGGTATGGCGGTCCACGTGCGCGGCGGTTACTCGATGCAGGCGCCGCAGGGCATGGTCCGGATCTCCGCCATGCAGTTCAACGACTACGTCCAGAGAGCAATCCAAAAAGGGTAATTATGAAAAAAGCACAGATTGTTGCGGCCTTGATCGGGCTGCTAGTGACCTCGCCGATCTGGTTTTACCTGCTGTACCAACTGCTGGTTCGCGTCGGCGCTAGCGAACTGATGTTTTTCCTGTTCTGGATATACGTGCCGACCAGCTTGTTCGTCCAATTTATCGGCAGGCTCGCGGCTGCTGACAAATGACCGAGAAATTCGAAGCGTTCAAGGAAGCGCTGCAGGCGCTGTGCGTCGAGCATGGCGTGCATCTGCGCGGCGGCGATGACTACGATGATCAAGGCGTCTACTTCGCGCAGTCCAGTGATTCCCTGCCGGCGGGCGCGACATTCTGGCTCGAAGAAGTGATTGCGCCGACGCTGGAGGAAATCGCTGCCGAGGAAGCACGCAAAGCCGCTGCGCAGGCCGAATGGAACGCCAAATGGGCCGAGAAGTGGGACGGCTCCTATATCAAGCACCATTTTGAGCTGCTGGATTCGATGAGCCTGGAAGAAAAGCAGGCAATGATCGCGGCGAACGCGGAAGAACAGAGGAAAAAGAACATGAGAGTGACCCGCATCCCCGGCGACCAGTACGACATCGGCGACCGACCCTGCCGCGTGTATTGCAATGAGATCCAGATCGAAGGCTGGACCGTGGCCGACGACTTCCGCCGTGTCGTGGAGACGCCGGGCAAAGTGCATCACGGCGCGGTACGGATTGACCTGGAAGGTCACGAGGCCGCAGTGTCAATCGAGACGCCGGCGGCGATGCCTATCAACTCGCTAAGCGGCATGTTCGTGCCCGAGCCGAAGCCTGTGGCGCCAGCTGTTAAGACGGTGGAAGCTACGCCGGTACCAGTTCAAGCGCCGATGCCTAACTTCGCTGCGCCGACTGTGAACGTGACGCCCAAGGCAAGGCCGAAAACACCAGCGCGCAAGCGTAAGTCAGGGCGCTGACATGCGGATCTCAATCAACCCGAACGACCCGGGCTACGTTAATTTCCGGCGATTCTGCCGTGCCCGCGTATTCCTCGATGACGTTGAGATCCGGGACGTGCTGACAGCTGACGAGGAGAAGGGCGAAGTCGACGTCGTCTGCAAGGACCGCTTCGGCAATGTGCAGCTGAACAAGGACACCGGTTTTGTGGTGCATGAGATCGTGACCGGCGATGTTCGAGTGGAGATGCCAGCATGAGCGACGCACTCGTCCGCGCAGCATTCGAGACGCGCCTGCTGGCCTGGGCCAATGCCCAAGTGCCGCCGATCCCGGTCGCGTTCGAGAACGCCAGCTTTACGGCACCAGTCGGCCGCTATGTGCGCGCCTACCTGTTGCCAGCGCCTACGGCATCGGAGACGCTCAACGGCGAGCACCGTCGCAGGATGGGCGTGTTCCAGGTCAGCCTGTGCATGCCGATCGGCACAGGGCCGGGCGCTGCCGCTACGCTGACCGCATCGCTGGATGCTGCCTTCCCAATGACGCTACCGATGGAGCAGGGCGGCATCAGTGTCTTCATGCTCACGCCGATGTCGCCCGCGCCGGCGCTGCAGGAGCCAGATCGGTACGTCGTGCCGGTGTCCTGCACCTACCGCGCCGACACCATCATTTAACCGCAACCTCACTCCCTGGAGTCTCGCTGCATGAATCAGATCACCAAAGAGCTACACGAAACCCTGATCCGGCTGCTGAAAGGCTGCCTGTCAGCGTGGGAAAAGTGGCTCGCCAAGCAATAACCCGCAACACCTAAGCACTACTGCCTCGCGGTCTGCCCTCACACGCAGACCTGAATGCCTCGCAGAAAACCAATGCCGCCCACCGGGCGGTTTTTCTTTTCTCGAAAGGATTCACCATGGCAGTTTCTCTCCCGAACGGCGCCACGATCGCCCTGGCCACCGGCTACAGCGCTTCGTCCGCTATCACCGCTATCTCCAACGCCAATCCGGCTGTTGCCACCGTCACCGGCGGCGCAGTCGCGACTGGCGACATCGTGGTCGTCAAGTCGGGCTGGTCCCGTCTGAACGACCGCGTGATCCGCGCAGCTGCCGGCGGCGCTGCCGTCACGCTGGAAGGCGTGAACACGACCAACGTGTCGAGCTTCCCGGCTGGCTCGGGCCTTGGCTCGCTGGTGGAAGTGACCGGCTGGCAGCAAATCACCCAGATCCTGGAAACCAGCTCTAGTGGCGGTGAGCAACAATTTGTAAATTACAGTTTCCTCGAATCAGACGCAGAGTTCCAGATCCCCACCGTCAAGTCGCCGGTGGCCTTCACGTTCAAGATCGCCGACGACGCCACCCTGGCGCACTACGCGGTCCTTGATGCGGCGGATCTGGCCCGTACGCCGCAAGCCGTGCGCCTGCTGCTGCCGACCGGTTCGGTCGTGTACTGGAACGCCTACGTGACCCTGTCGCGCACTCCGACCCTGACCAAGAACGAAGTGATGGGTCTGCAAGTGACCATGAGCTTGGTCTCGGAAGTCACCCGCTACGCAGCTTAATTAGCTGACCCGGGCGGCGGTTAACGCTGCCGCCCATTCATTCAACGACAAGGAATCACATGCTCAAACTGAAAGCCAACCCGACCTTCTTTGCCAAAGTAGAAATACCGGCACCAGGCGGCGCTGCTTCCCTTAAGGTCGAGTACAAGCACATGACCAAGGCGCAGTATGCCGAGTTCATCGAAACCGAAAGCAAGTCCAAGCGCACCGACGAAGAAGCCCTGATGGACATCATGGTCGGCTGGGCAAACGTTGACACCGAATTCAGCAAAGAGGCCGTGGCCGAACTTTGCCAGCAGTACCACAAGGCGGCATCCGCCATCGTGACAACCTTCATCACCGAACTCACCGGCGCCAAAGCGGGAAACTAGCCGAAGCAGGCCGAGAACTTTATCGCAAGCGCCCTGAAAACAAGGAGCTTGCAATGTTCGGGCTTGCACCAGAAGACTATGCCGAAGAATGGACCGTCGATCTTTGGGAATGCAATCTAGAGGCGGTTAATCTTTTTTGCGAAATCGGCACGCAGTGGCGCATGGGGGCGGGCGGGCCTTACGGCCTGGACTATAACGTCCTGTATCACAAGATGGACCGTATGAACCTGACAGCAGAAGAATACGCCGAGTTGGAAGAGGATATTCGCACGCTTGAGAGTGCGGCGCTGGAGGAAATGCGCAAGGAATAGCAGCAAAGCCTAGGTATAATGGACGAACGGGGCAGTGCGTCAACACTACCCCGTTCTAACCACACCATCGTTTATAGGGAACGACAACATGGCTACCGCTATTTTAACCGCGCAGCGTCTGCGGGAAGTTTTGCATTACGACCCAGCTACTGGAATATTTACTCGGAAAGTTGCAGCCGCATCTAACGCTCCCCAAGGCAGCGTTGCAGGGACGACGAACCGTGACGGTCGAAAATATATACATGTAGATAAAAAACGTTATGCTGCTCACCGGCTTGCGTGGTTGTATGCGACAGGTACGTGGCCTTCAAACGTTATTGACCATATTAATGGCGACCATTCCGATAATCGGTTGGCAAATCTGCGTGACGTAACATCCTCGATAAACAATGAAAACAAACGCGCCGCCAGGTCAGACAACCTGTCTACCGGAATCCTTGGTGTGTCGTGGTGCGATTATCATAAAAAGTACAAAGCGCACATTCGAATAGATGGGAAGCTTCGCCACTTGAAATATTGCAAAACAGCGGAAGAGGCGCGCGAAGTGTATTTGGAAGCAAAACGCAAATTCCACATCGGCTGCACGATTTGAATAGGATGTATTATTCCCCTGTCAACAAAAACAGGGGGATATATGCGGTTGCTGAAGTGGGGAGGAATTGCGCTCGTCGGCGCCTTTGCATTCATTATGGTCGTCGGTACGGTCATCGGCCGCAACAAGGACGCCGACATGGATGCACGGCGCAAGGAATGCGCCAATGAAATCTATTGGGCGGCAAAGTACAGCAAGACGCCCGACGAGCTGGATGCGACCATCCGCTCCAGGCCGCACGCCAGGAAGGTGTGCGCGGACTTCCAGATCAGCGGCACAGATGTTATCCCGCGATAAACAGTAATGCAGCAAAGCCCGCTTCGGCGGGCTTTTTCTTTTCAGGCTCGCCATGTGCGGGCCTTTTTCATTTGAGGCCCCATGGACGTTACAACGCTCGCACTTGCTGTCGACAGTACGCAGGTCAATTCCGCGTCGACCGCGCTGCAGAAGATGGCCGGCGAAGGTGCCAAGGCGGAATCCGTCTCGACCAAGCTGACAAACGCTGCCGCCGTCCAGGGCAAGACGCTGGCCACCGGCTTGGTGCCGGCAGTGACAAAGGCCGCGGCCGCGTATGACGGCATTGCAGATGCATCCAAGGAACTAGCCGCATCCAGCAGTAAGCCGGCTGCGGCGCTGCTCGGCGGCGTCACGCAAACCAATTCGGCATTGGCAGCGACAGCGGCGGAAGCAGGCAGGGCCGCCGGCGCAGTGCAAGCGCTGAGTGCCGCTGTTGCCGCCATCCCCGCCGCAAAGCCGATTGCTGCTCTGCTTCAGCCGCCCAGGAACCCGACAGTCCAAGAGATCGCGCAGACGCCGGTCGCCGCGCGCGCCGTGTCCGCGCCAATGTCTTACCGCGAATTTGTATCTGATCGCATGGGCCCGCTCAGGCAACAGTACAAAGAAGAGGGGCTGCCGAACCAGGAGGCGCACACCAAGGCGATCCGCCAGATTTCGGCCGAATGGCGCGAATACAAGCGCATTGGCGTTGATGCGCAAACCGCCGTCACTGCGGCCGCCGCCGCCGCTGCTGCCGCACTCGCCGCCACGGCACCGGAAATCGACAAGGTAAAAAAGGCGTTCGAGAACGTAACCGCTGCGCCGCTGGATGAAGCGATGGCGCGCGCCAATGCGGCCGCCCGCCTCGCCAACCAAAGCGTTCCAGCGGCCCGCCCCGCCGCGCAGTTCAGCCCATTCGGCAGCCTTGGCGGTGTTCCGCCGGCGACGACAAAGGGTGTCGCCGACCTTGGCAATGCGACCAAACTGACCGCCTACCAGACGCAGCAGTTGTCGTTCCAACTGAATGACCTATTCGTCCAGATGGCGTCCGGCCAGTCCCCGCTGACGGCGCTGATTCAGCAGGGCTCGCAACTCAACGGGACTTTTGGCGGCACGAAAGGCACCCTTTCGGCTGTCGCATCCCTGTTCACCCCGATGCGCCTGGCCATCGGCGGCACGGTTGCCGCAGTCGGCGCGCTGGGCTATGCCTTTATGAAAGGCACCGAACAGTCCAAAGCATTCGCCGATGCAGTTGTGCTGTCTGGTAATTATGCCGGGCAGACCGAGGGGCGTATCAACGCGCTGGCCAAGTCGGTTGCATCGAGCACAAGCAGCAGCGTCAGTTCGGTGCGTGAGTATGCCAATGAACTGATCAAGACCGGACAGATCGGCCCGCAAGTCTTTTCCGCGGCCACCGAGGCGGCTGCCGCCTACGGCAAGGCGACCGGCAAGACAGCGCAGGAAGTTGCGGCTCATTTTGCCAAGATGGCGCAGGACCCGGGCAAGTTCGCCGAGGAAATCGATCGGTCAATGAACCTGTTCACGGCCGCCGAACTGGATGCCATCAACGCGATGGAAGAGAATGGCCGTGCCGCAGATGCGCAAGGGCTGATCTATGAAAAGCTGCAAGCGCGCCTTAAGGGGCTGGAGCCAAATCTCGGCACCATCGAAAAGCTGCTGCGTGGCGGAAAAAACGCTTGGAGCGATTTCTGGGATGCTGCTTATGGCATCGGCCGCGCTGAAACTATTGAGTCGCGCATTGAGAAACTGCAACAACAGGCTGCTCGCGCTTCCCAGCCGGGCGTTTTTGGCGCCCAGTCGGGTCTCAACCAGTCCATCAGCAATGCTGCGAATGCCGAACTGAAAGGGCTGCAACGGCGCTCTTTCCGAGAGTCGGAAAACGCAGACGCGGAGGCGATTGAGAAGCAAGTCCAGAAGGACGCAAAAGACGGCAAGCGGGTCACTGATGCGCTACTGAAGAAGAGTAAGTCGGAATCCGAGTACAAGAAACGCGAAGCGGAACTGGACCGCTCGATCAAGGCGCAACGCCTGGCCGGCAGGGATTTCAGCAAGGAAGATGAGAAGGCCGCGCGTGACGAACTCAAGAAGCAATTCGCGCCGCCGAAGGCATCCAGCGCCGGCGCCAGCGAAGCCGGCCAAATCCTGCGCGAACAACTCGCCGAAGACCTGAGCGCTTTCAAGATCGCCCTGGCTGCCGAGAAAGAAGCGCTCGCCTTCCATCAGCGCGAAATGCAGGGCGTCTACCAGGCCGGCGGCATCTCGCTGAAAGCCTTCTTTGACGACAAGCGCGCCACCATTGCGGACGGCGTAGCAGCGGAGACCGCGCAACTGGACAAGGAGATTGCGCGCCTGAAGGAATACCAGGCGGCGATTAAAGACCCGTCCGAGAAGATCCGGGTGGGCAAGCAGATCGGTCAGGTTGAAGCCGAAAAGGCGAAGGTGCAGACTGCTGGCGAGCGCGACACCAAGCTGACGAACCAAGAAGAGGCGGCCAGCTTCAAGGCGCTGAACGATCAGATCGTCAACTACAACGCCAACCTGCTGCAGATGGCTGGTGACGAGCTGGGCGCGGCCCGCCTGCGCGCTCAAGTCACGATCGACAATGCGCGCATCCTGGCCGCGCAGGGCGCGAAGGATGCCGCCGGCAACCCGGTGAACGTGGATGTGTCTGCGCTGCAGCGCGCCATTGCCATCACCAACGACTTCGCCGAAGCCCAGCGCCAAGCCGGTAACCTGGCGCAGAACACCGCCCGGGCCGAGGAAGCTGCCTATATGGTCGCGGAGCTGGGCGGCAAATCGCTGGCCGAGCAGGAAAACGCCGTCTATGCGGTGCGCTCCCGCTCGCTGGATCAACTGGGCCTGCTGGCGGCCAAGGCGAAAGAACTGGCCGAGGCATCCACCGACCCGAAAATCAAGTCGTTTGCCGCCGATCTGGCGCTGCAATACGCCAAGGCGGCCGAAGCCGTGGACCCGGCGCTGAACCGCCTGCGCGAAGCACAGCGCAACCTGGCCGCCGGCATCACCAACAGCATCGACAGCGGTGTGGCCACGTTCGGCCCGGCCTACATCGACCAGCGCAAGACGGCGCGCGACGAGATCAAGGACGAGCGCGACAAGTACGACCGCAAAATCGAGATCCTGGAAGGCTATCTCGCCACCACGCGCGACAAGAACGACCAGGCCCGCCTGCGCGAGAAGATCAAGAACCTGGAAGCGCAGAAGGATAGCGTCAAGGGCGAGAGCAAGACCAGCAGCTTCCTGAAAACGGTCGACAAGCAGTTCGTGCAGCCGATCGCCGGCCAGGCGCTGGCCACGGTCAACAAGCTGCTGATTACGGACCCGCTCAACGAATACCTGAAGGGGCAGTTCAAGTCCTTGACCGAGGGCGAGGGGCTGTTTGCCGGCATCTTCAAGAGCACGATGGGCATCAAGGACGCCAAGGTCGATCCGAAGGTGCTGGCTGAGCAGGCAGCGGCCACGGCGACCGATACGCTAAAGAATTCCCTGACCGCGCAGACGGGCGCCGTGGATGCGTCCAGGCTGGCGCTGGAAGGCCTGGCTAATGCGGCGAACGCGGCGGCCGGCACAGTAGGCGGTGGCAATAGCAAGCCGCTGACGGTGGAGCCGGGCTCGAAGCAGGTCATTCCGTCGATGGGCGACTTCACCCGCGCCGATCGTGCGCTGGAAGCATCGCAGTCGGCATCGGCTGACCCGGCCACCACGGCGGCCCTGGTCGATGCGCGCACCAGTACGGAACGCTTCGCCGATACCGCCCAAAGCGCCGGCACGGTCGTCACCGCGCTGGCCGCATCCGCAGCCAAGGGCAATGCATCACTCGGCCTGTTGCCGTCCATCGTCAATCTGTTCCAAGCATCCGTGGCGGCCATGAAGGTCAGCGGCGCGGTCTCGGGCGGTAGCGGTGGCGGCGGCATCCTGGGTGGCATTGCTGGCCTGTTCGGTAAGGGCGGCGGCACTGCGGCCGGCGCGATGGCAACCAACTCGGCCGGCATGGCGTCAGGGCAGGGCGTATCGGCTTCGGCGCTGGCCAATCTGATCGAATATGGCCTGGCCGATGGTGGGCTCGTCAAAGGCCCGGGCACAGGCACGTCTGATTCCATCCCGGCCAAGCTCTCCAACGGCGAATTCGTCGTGCCGGCCAAGGCGACATCGGCCTTCCTGCCGGTGCTGGAGGCCATGCGCAGCGGTGATAGTTCGGCATCCGTCCTGGGCGGTCTGCTGACCCGCCTGGGCGTGAAAGACGACGAGCCGGCGGTATCCAGCGCGCTGCGCGTCCACGGCGCCCGCGAACTCGGCGGCCCGGTCTCCGCCGGCAAGCTGTACCGGGTGAATGAAAAACGCCCGGAATTGCTGAACGTGGGCAACAAGCAGTACCTGATGATGGGGCCGCAGGGCGGCAGCATCGACCCGAACCCGCAGCAGGGCAAGGGCGGCGGTCAGCCATTCAATCAGACCATCAACTTCATGAACAGCGGCCCGGTGGATCACCGGACGCAGCAGCAACTTGCGGCTGTCGCTTATCGCGCCGGCGTGCGTGCATCCTCAAGGAATAACTGATGCCGATTACTGTACTGGCAGACATGATCCTGCCTAATTCCGTCATTTCGTCGGGCGTGCGCGGCAAGGTCAAGCGCCGCAATACCCGCGTCGAACACGGCGAGACCGGCTTCATGTCGATCAATGCCGTGTCGTCGCAGGCGTTGCGGGAATACGAACTCGGCACGGTGCCGATGCCGATCGCGGCCTGGGAGCGCGTGCAGGCGTTCCACGAAATCACGCTTGGCGGAACGTATGGCTTTCTGATCGAAGACCCGTCTGACTGCATGACGACCACCGGCGCCATCGTGCAGATGCCGGCCATCGGGGCTACGCCGGCTTACTACCAACTGGTGCGCCGCTATGTCGACCCGGGCTCGCTGCGCTATTCCGACCGGCCGATCACGCGCCCGCAACTGGCCAGCCTGAAGTTTTTCAACGAGAACGGCTCGCCGGCCGCCAGTCCCACCGTGGACCCGCTGACCGGCCGCGTGACCGGCGGCGACCCGACTGCGCTGACCTGGAGCGGGCGCTTTTATGTCCCGGTTCACTTTCAGTCTGATGATCTCGATTGGGATCTGATCGCGCCCGGCGGCTGCGACCAGCGCTTCCTGGCCGGCCCATCCGTTGTTCTGCAGGAAATCAGGGAATGAAGGCGACACCGATCGCGCTGCGCAATCACATGGCGCAGGGCAGCACCACGCTGGCCGTGCTGAACAAGATCACCAGGCGCGACGGCGAGATCATGGCGATCACGCTGGACCACGACCGCCCACTGGTCTACCAGGGCGTAGTCTACGAGCCGAAGTTCGGCGCCATGCCCAGCACTATCGAGACAACCGGCGCGCTCAATGTGGACAACGTCGACATCAAGGGCGCATTGCTCGCGCTCGGCGTGAACGAGGCCGACATTGCTGCTGGCCTGTGGGATGGCGCGCACTTCATCGCATATCGCGTCAACTGGCGCGACCTGGCGATGGGCGCGGAGATACTGAAAAGTGGCACGTTCGGCGAAATCTCGGTCGGCCGCGGCACCTTCACGCAGGAAGTGCGCGGCATTACGCAGAAGCTGCAGCAAGTGCTGGGCGAAGTCGTGTCGCCGAGTTGCAAGGCCGACCTGTTCGACGCCAAGTGCGGCATACCGACGACCGAAGACGTTTGGAAATTCTCTGACCTAGAAGTGCATGGCACGCCCACCGCGCTGACATTCGAGCTGAACGTGTCGAAGGAAAGCGGTTTTTTCGATGCCGGCAAAGTCACCTGGCAGACCGGCGCCAATGCGGGGCTGTCGAAGGAAATCAAAACCTATGGCCCGTCTGACGGCCTGCTCGGCGGTGGCGTCATCGAGTTACAAGAGCCGATGCCGTTTCCCATTGCGGTCGGCGACAAGGCAACTATTTACGCAGGCTGCCTAAAGCGGTTCACGGAAGACTGCCTCGGCAAGTTCTCCAACGAGGTCCGGTTCGCCGGCTTCCCAACTGTGCCAGGACAAGACCAAATGTTTAGGGGGCCGGATTGACCACGCGCGCAGAAATGACAGCGGCTGCGCTGTCCCTGTTGGGTACGCCGTTCCATCCGCAAGGCCGCGCTCCCGGTGCAGGGCTCGACTGCATCGGCGTGATCGTCTGTGTGGCGCGGATCTGCGGCATTCCACACACTGACCGCACCGACTACCCGCTGCGCCCGAATGGCGAACTGCGGGGTGAGTTGGAATCGCGCCTGGTGCGCGTGCGTGGCGAGCCTCAAGAGGGGGATGTCCTGTTGATGTCCTTCGATAAGGAGCCGCACCACGTCGCCATGGTCGTCAGCGGCAACTGCATTGTTCACGCCCATCTGCGCGCCCGCAAAACCATCGTGCAGTCCTATACCGATTACTGGCGCTCTGTCACGCGCGCCGCGTATCGCTTCCCTGGAGTCGAATAGATGTCAATTCTCGGAACAGTCGCCGCTGCCGCGACATTTGTCGTCACAGGCGGCAATGTCCAGTTGGCGATGCTGGCCTATTCGGTCGGGTCGGGCGTGGAATCCGCACTTAATCCGCCCCAGATCGAAGGCCCGCGGCTGGACGATCTGAAAGTCCAGATGGCGAGCTACGGGTCGCCCATCCCGTTCGAGTACGGCACCAACCGGCATGTCGGCACGATCATCTGGCCGAAAGAAGTCGAGTTGACGGAACACGAGCACGAGGAAAGCGCCAAGGGTGGGCCGGAAATGACCACCTACACTTACACCACCAGTTTTGCCGTGCTGATCTGCGAAGGCCCGATTGCCGGCGTGCGCCGCATATGGGCGAACAAGAAGATCATCTATGACGCCAGCGGCGAGTCTGACACATCGAAAGACCCGTCCATTTCCGGCCTGCGCTTCTATCTCGGCACCGAGACGCAATCACCTGACCCGCTGATCGAGGCCAAAGACGGCCCAAGCCCGGCTTACCTCGGCTATGCGTATTGCGTGTTTGAGGATCTGGACCTGACCGACTTCGCCAACCGGCCACCGCAACTCGAATTTGAGGTGCTGACCATCGGCGACACCGATCTGCCTGACGCTACCTCGCTCGGCCAGGCAGGCGGCTCGCTCGCCATCGACCCGGAAACCGGCTATGGCTGGAGCGTGACGGGCTTTTATGGCGTTGGTCAGGAATCGCGCTTCGAAATTTATATTACTGATAACGAGACGCAGACGCTGGTGGACACCATCGTCGCGCATCCTTTCTCGCCTAATCACGGCATGGGTGCGTCCATCTGCTATGTGGACTCCACCCGGCAATTCTGGGTAACGAACACGCTTAGTACGGATCTGATGGTTTTCGATGCGGACACGCATGAGCTGGTCGTGATGACGGAGCTGTTCGGCGAAGAACATCAATGTATGGACATTCCGCCGGCACCCGGCCTGAACTGGATCGGCGCGATTCGCTACGACAAGACGCGGGATATGGTCATCATTGGTAACAACAACCTGTCCACAAAGATCCGGGCATACCAGGCACGCGACTTGGCTATCACCGCGACAGACCCATGCGATTCGACCAAGTTGTACTCGCCGAACCTGTACCCGAAATATACGGTCATGCTGCCGCCCGAGGATGATGTCTATGGCATCCAGCATCTGACCGTCACATCCACCGGCCACACGTTCGCCCTGACCCGCGGCCATGCGATTGTTCTGCAGGGTGCGCAGATCATTTTGGACTACCAGTCGCCGGACATCCAGCCGACCGACATGAATGCGGCGTATGACACCGAGCGCGACAACATCCTGCTGGTGCGCGGCGGGTCCAATGAACTGCAGATCATTGATGTGACGTCGGGCAGTATGACGCCGTATTTTTATGACGTCCCTGAGTGGGCTTCGCAGGACAGTTCCACCGCGTTTCGTACTGCGCTCTACCATGAGCAGAATGACCGCTACTATGTTACGGCTTCGAGCGCCGGCTCGCCTTATACGCTCTATGTCATCAACCCAGCATCGATGGAAATTGAGGATGTGCGGTTTCCGAATGGGCCAACGCGCACGGCATCAATGGTGGAAGTGCCGGGCGAGACGGGATATTTTGTTGTCACTGATCCCGGCACGTCTCAGGCATGGCGCATTCCGCTGGCGAATTCCCTGGCGCCTAGCCCGGTCAACCTTGGCGCCATCGTCGCCGATATTTGCGCGCGGGCTGGCCTGTCTGCCTCGGACATCGATGTCAGTCAACTAACAGATGATGTGGACGGCTACATCGTGCCGCGGCAGATGAGCGCACGGGCGGCCATCGAGCCGCTGCAGACCGCGTTTTTCTTCGATGCAGTCGAATCGGACAACAAGCTGAAATTCGTCAAGCGCGGCGCCGGCACACCCATTGTCATCCCGATGGAAGATCGGGCGGCGCGGGACTTCGGCGCGGATCTGCCCGACAGCCTCAGTATTGTCCGCGCGCAGGATATGGAATTGCCGGTGCAGGTGGATGTGGAATATGCCGACATCGACGCCGACCACCTGGTGGGCAACCAATATGCCAGGCGCATCACGAAGGACACGAAAAGCCGGATCAATATCCAGAGTCCTGTCGTCATGAACGGCACGAAGGGCAAGCAAGTCGCCGATGTGACGCTGTACCGCGCCTGGCTGAATCAGTCGTACAAATTCACGACCACGCGCAAATGGGCGCACCTAGAGCCGACCGACATCGTGGTCCTGCCGACGCTGGAGGCGAGCTACACCGCGCGCATCGTCAGCAAGAGAGAGCAGCCGGGTGGCGTGATCGAATGGGAAGCGGCGATGGAAGGCGTGAAGGTCTACACGCAATCCGGCGCGGGCGCAGCGCCGACGAACTACGTCAAACAAAGCATCTACGCGCCAGGCTCGACCAACCTGCAACTGCTCGACATCCCGATCCTGCGCGACGAGGACAACAACGCCGGGTTCTATGATGCGATGGCCGGCAGCAGCACGAGCTGGACCGGCGCGCAGTTGTTCAAGTCGGCGGACGGCGGCTCGACCTATGAGCCAGTCCACATCATCGGCGACCCGGCGACCATCGGCAAAACACAAAGCGCGCTGCCCGATTTCACGGCAGGAAACATTGTCGATGAGGGTTCATCGGTGACGGTCGTGATGAATCCCGGCAGAACGCTGACCTCGGTGACGGATACGCAGTTGTTCAACGGCGCGAACCTGGCAGTCATCGGCAAGCCTGACCGGTGGGAAGTGATCCAGTTCAGGACGGCGACACTGATCGCGGCCAACACCTATCAGCTATCCGGCTTCCTGCGGGGCAGGCGCGGCACGGAATGGACGACCGGGACACATCAAGCCGGCGACACCTTCATCCTTGCCGGCCTGACCGGCTGGAACCGGGTCGTCACGGGCGCGGATGTCGGTCTGGAGCGCAAGTTCAAGGCGCCGGCCTTCCGCATGCCGCTGTCGT